GAACCACCCGCAACGGTCATCACTGTAGCGCTGGCATTATCATCGATGCCTGTAGAGGTCAGATTACCCACAGTTACAGCGTTAGTGGTTGTCGCACCACGACCTGTGACGGCGTCTAGAGTATCTGTTTCCGCGTAGGAAAAAGCTTCTTCAATAATCCCTGCGGTGATCCGCAGTTCCGCCTTGTCGGCTGTGGAAAAAGAGCGAGCCGTCGTCCCTTCCTGCGCCCTGACCACCGTTAAGGTGTTTCCAGAAATGGCCGTTACCTTAACAATCTCCAGTGCATCTGCATCACCCGCCTCGGCTAAAGTACATAGGGTATGATCGCCCGACCCCAGTGTCGGCCACGCAGAAGCATCCACTACAGCAATGCTAGTAGCGGATGAGGTAATGCCTGAAGAGAGCGTAGTCTTGGCGTTATTGCTAAACTTAACCGCCATCAAAAGACTCCTTTTTAACTAACGGTTACGGCCCAGCTTATCGTCATCGAGTCAGACGCGCCTTTATTTACAACACTGAAAACCGTGCGACACAGCATCGTTCCACTAGAAGCCGCATTGAACAAGCCGGCCTCAGTGACTGCGCCCGTGCCGTTTCCTGCGCCAAAGGTAGCGGAATAAGTAACAACCGCACCCGAAACACTGGATGTGGCGGATTGACGGTCGAGTTCTGAGCCTAGCGCCGTATCGCCTGCCGCTGCTGCCGTAGACCCGCTGCCAATAGCCATGTTGCTCATGACGTTAAAAGATGTTCCGATCATCCTAGCCGCAACAAATGCCTTTCCTGTCGTGACAACCAAGTTGTCAATTTCCTGAACCACGTTGTCGTTGATTGAAATGATGAGCCGTCCGGTCATCTTCATGTCGTCTTTAAACATTCCGTTTCTCCTACTCGTTAAATGCTAAAGCGTTAAAAACGCTGTTGTTAAATTGGCTGGATGTTCCAGAAGTTAGATTTACCGTTATCGAGTCTGAAACTCCAAAAACCTCCGAGAGATTTCTGTTAAAGGCAATTGATGGAGAGTCAGCTACTGACATGCTGTCTGACTTCCCAAGCGCCGAAGAAAAGATTAGATCCTCAGAAGTAGAGAGCGCTTCTGACAAATCAGAAGCCATCTGCTTTGATAGCTCCTCCTGAACTTGCAGTGTGTCTAATACTGATTTTTGGGCGGCGAGCGCGAGGCTTTCTGTGACGCCAAAGACGTTGCCCTTGTCGAGATTCGTTTCTTTGGACAGATCACCGATGCTCGCCAAGTCATCCATGGTGAAGGCGTCTGAGAAAGATCTGCTAAATGCCACGACCTTGGTGAGCGTCTCTACCGCTGAAACCGAATCGCTCTTAGCAAGCTCCGGTGTCAAAGAAGCAGCGTCTGATACGGACAGGCTATCTATTTGAGCAGTGCCAAAACTAATACTGTGAATTTCAGCAACAGAGGCAGAGTCAGTAAAAGTTCGGCCAAAGGTTATAGACTTACTAAAAACGTCAGTAACCCCGACCGCATCGCTCTCAGCCTTGCCTACGGAGAATGCTGTCAATTCGGCGAGGCCAAATGAATCTGCTTCTGATTTTGTTACCGACAATGTCGCCAGTTCTGCCACAGCCATTGAGTCAGTGAGGAATCGGTTGAGAGACTCGGCGATAACAAGGTAGCTCGCTTCCAAGTTGATGTATTCGAGGCCAGCCTGTATATCGGCAAAGCTAACTCTGAGGCTTGTGTTTACTGAATCGGAGGCAAACGAAATCGCCGCTCTTTTGGCGGAGGCGCGTACTCTAGAAAATGAGTAGGACGCTCTAAGCATTAGTCAAAATCTTCCCGAATCTTCAGCTTCAGTAAGTCATTGACGGTCTGCTTTCCGCCGCCGCTGTAGGAAATTTCTACTTCTGCCTCAAACAGCCCGGCCTCACTAAGCGTTCCAGCTGGAAAGTTTGTAAACGCTTTACCATCTGTTGCTGGGTTAGGGGTTGTCATGGTCAATGTGCTATGTACTGTGGTTGACCCTACTTTTCGGATTCGCATAACAACGGTTGCGCCCGTAAGATCAATCGGGTCCCAAGTGGCAGAATTGTTAGGGTCCAGGACTTGCCCAGGCGCAGCTTTGTTTGAGTCACGCAGAGTCACAGTGACCTCTGGGAGTGTATCTCCCACCACCAAATTAATTGTGTCTGAGTACGCCATAGTTATTCCTCTGCAGCATTATATTACCACTACTAATATCTTTTAGTAAGCCCAAACCACTGGTTCTGAGTTTCGAATATCGACGTGAACGAAGGTTTTAGCCACCCCAATACCCCCAAAACCAAGCTCAAGGGCGTGTTTAATTATTGCTCTGCGCTGCGCGCCATTGCTTACAGTGATATCTGCAGCAATTCCTTGAGCGTGAGTACCGGGGGTCTGCTTAGCAGCCTCGATACTGTGTCTTTCCGACCTAAAACCTGACGTTACGTTGAACGAAAAACCGCATCGCGCTCTCAACTCGTCCAAACTAAGCAGGAACTCAGATTTCATGTCGTTCTCACCTGTCTCTGAGCAATCAAACTCAGCTATGTCGAAGTATCGATAACTCACTCTTTACGTCCCGACCCCAGAAACAATCCAAAAGCGCCTGTGAGCGCTCCGGTCATGACACTCACCAAGGATGCCTGCTGCGTGTTGGGGTCAGGCAGCGACATGAACCAGTCCAACGTGTTCCATGTCATAGCCATCATCGTCAAAATTAGTAATCTCGGGATGATTCTCCACCTGTCAAACGTCTCAGGACTCATTTGTCGCGATGCACCCCTTTAAGCTTTTCGAAGGTGCGTAAGCCACCTAGGCCCAACATACCCATAAGCACTGGAAGCATTTCGCTTAGATCCAAGGCCGGTAACAAAACATCCACACCAGATAAACCACAGATAAAATTCCCAAGAGGGACGCAGATAAAATTAAACGCCATTCCGCTAACACAGACCCACCCAACCGCTGGCCGCCATCCAGACACGAAGAGCGAAGAACTTTTAGCTTCTTCTTTGTTAACCGCAATCTGGGCTTTAGCCAACTCCTGAGCGTGTCTTTCAGCCAGCGTAGATATTTCATGGGCGAGTCTGCTCCTTTCATCTGCGTCAGGAATAAATTTGTCTAATAAACCAGTAACGGGGGCTATCAAGGCTTCCAACATTTTTGTCTCCTACAGCTGGTTGTATATTGGTGCTAAGCGATTGTTAAATGTCCTATCTACGCGCCAGCCGTTCTGAAATGCCTCTTCAATAGTTTCTGCAGTAGGTCCAAGCAAACTAAATATGGCCGAGTTACCCCACTCTGCGTTCTGATGCGCCATCCGGGCCATGCTCATAGGCCCTAAGAAGCCAGACTTGTCGACGATCTCGTACCAGTAGTCATCCCAGTCCATTTTGTCGGAACGGAAATACTTGTCGTCAGCTTCTTTTCCCGGCAACAGCCACGCCAAACCGTTCTTAGCATGCTCACGTAACTCCATACCCATCATGGCAAGCGGCATTGTTGCTACTGCGGTGAGCAACAGGATCGAGGAAACTGCTGTCAACTGCGCCATTCCGGTAGTGTCATCAGTACGAGCATTTGCCTCGCGTAATACGCCGCCCATAATAGTTTTGTAGTAGCTATAGAAATATGCCTTTAGCTGCCACACTAATGCGAAACGAGGATCAGAAGCCCATACTGGACGCTCTGCAGCGTTCGGACGCATGATTGATGACTCTACAAACCTAGCTAAAGCGTCTCGAACCTTAGCCCCTTCAGCCGTGTCAAAGCTCTTGCCGCCCTCGTGCCAAGCCATAATCTCTTCAGCAGTAACGCCAAGCTCTTCGAGATAGCGAGTAGAGTTCGGATTATTAAACTCGTTGCGAGCGTGGTTCATCAGAAATTGCACGCCCATATTTGAAGCAAACTCACGACTAAACTTGGTAAAAAAATCAAGGCCGATTAGCCGAAAAAAACCGTCTGACAGCTTACGGACCATCGGGTCCATATAGTCCTGCTCTGCCTGTGTTACCCATGCGTTTGCTACCGTCTCGCTAGTAACAACCCCTATGTCCCTGGCAAGTTGCTGTGCTTCATCACGGTCTTTTACGGTGGCTACGATTTGCTTGAAGCCAACCCACAAGCCGCTAAAGTCCTTGTGGTTAATAATTGGACCCGCAAGGTCTGGCAAAGAAGCAATTGTGGCGAACGGCAGGATTGTTACAAACTGCAGGAACTGACCCCAGCTATTTAACTTCCGCATCCACGGAGCTATCGGCTGCTTTTGATAGCCCAAGTAACTACTAATCACGTCCTCGGCAGTCTTACGATCTTCGTCTGATAACGCCGCTAGTCTTGCTTGCAGCGCCTCCGGTCCACCAGTGGCTTTGTTAAATTCAACACGCTTAATTACATGGCGCATGTAATCGATGAATGCAGCGTCCGGTGCGTTTACGAAGTCACCCAATATAGCTCGGTCTTTTATATTCGCTGTCAGCTTGATGGCCTGTTCGACGGCAGCTGCCGGGTTCGTCGGGTCTATTGCGGGCTCTTCTTCAATAGACTGACCGAGCTTCACAAGGCGGTCGATTGCCGCGTCAACAGTTTTTGCGTCAATGGTTGGGTCATTATCAAGTAACAACTGCTTAAACTCTACGCGACGCTCTGTAATCTCAAACAGGTTTAGTGAGATTGGGAAATAATCGAGCCGCTTGCCGATACCCGTATTACTGGGCTCAATATATTCTTCGTAGAACGCCTCTAAGTAGTCTCGTATCTGCCGTGGTACACCAGTAAGCTCAGCAGTTGGGGTACTCGCAAAAGCCGCTTTAAATCCGTCTTGTACTTCTGGCGAACTCATGTCACCAATCTCACGCTCGAAACGGTTTTTCCACCGACCAATAGTGACGTTGGTTGCTCGCAGGAATCCCAGCTTGCCTCGCGCCGCCAAATCTTGAGCGCGCACATAAAACATATCTGCAATCTCGTCCCCAGCAACTTTCCGAAGAATGTTATCTGCAGGGAGTAGTAAGCTACGGATCGCGCTTGCAAGGTTGCTTTTTGTAACCTTGCTATAGGCTCGTGCAACAGATCGTGCCCCTGGAAGGTCTTGCGTCTGTTCCACAATGTCGGGGATTAGTGTCTGTTGCAGCGTGGTGGTGTTGGTTACCTCAGTGTGAGTCGCTGCTGAACCCAACACACCTTCAATGTATTGCTCAAAAGTCTCGTTTACTACATCGTACTCAGCGAATATGCGCTTAAAATTCGGGCTCGTTATACTGTTAAATAGGTTTTTCATACGGCGCGCTAACTTCTTAAAGTGGCGCTCAGTCAGACTACGGGCCTGCCTATTGATGTACTGCTTGGTTGCCCAACGAGCTACTTGATCGGCATACCATTCTTCAAAACCAAGCAGTTCCGGTACACCACGCTGATCAGGTCTTAGCGTTTCATAGCTTTTATATTTAGGGCTATTCTTATAAGCCTCTTCTAGGCGTTTACGCAGAGCCGGGTTAGCCATTCCTTTTTTCTGCTCCTGTCTAAACAGAGCATGTCCAATCTCATGAGCGATTACCAAGGCATCTGCCATGGCATTCCCAGTCTCCCTTATAATAATGGTGTTGGTATCTGAGGAGTAAAAGCCCATAGTAGTTTTTCTTTCTCGCAGAAGATTCCGCAATCGAATTACATCAGTCGCGATCTCCGGCCTGAAATTAGCTCGTATTTCGGCATCTGACATTTTGTCTACTATTGAAAAGCTAACAACGCTAGGTCGCTCATCAAGCTCTAATGTGTCTAGCAATTGATCGTGTACGCCCTTTACAAGGGGGTCACTATCCCAAGTCGCAGTTGGGCGCAAAGGTTGAGATGGTTCTACAGAAGCCTTTGTAGAAGGTGCTGCGCCTCTTCGTCGATCAGGATCTCCGCCAAATGCCTCATCACGGGTAGGCTCCTGCAGCCCTATTTCTTGGCTTTCCATCCCAGCACGCTCAGACGCGGGCGCAACTTTAGCGGGAACCGTGTTAATCACGGACTCTTCACGCGCCTCCTGAGTATCAACTTCGGGGTCGAAGTCTCGACTAACAGTATCAGTTTGGCCCCTACCAAAATCATTCGGCAGCGCGTCGTCATCCGTTGTATCTCGCTCAGCCGTTTCTTGTACTTCAGATGCAGTAACTTCAGACCCACGAGGTCCGCGCCCTAATAGATCATTAATTCTTCCGATATGGTCCCTGACTTGCAGATTTCTGCCTTTAAAAGTGCCATCAGGGGCAAAATTACGCTGGTCTAACAGGCTTACCCCATCTCCATCTTGTATATCAAACCGACCCGTCGCAGTAGTCACCGAATCACCTAACAGATCTGCGAGAGAGGCTTGAAAGGCAGCGTTATCTTTATACAAGATTAGCTCTGCTAGAATTTCTAACATCGCGGCGCGGTCAGTATTAAGGCGTCCTCCCCCACCGACATATTCTGTACCCTCTCGGGTCCGCAACAACCCTCGGCCCATGTTGATTAGCCGACTCAGATCAATAGTTGTACGGCTCCCATCGGGTCGTACAAGTACCGCTGTGCGGTTCTTTTGTTTGCCTCCTTGCGCGTACCCAATCGCTTTTAATAAATACTGATCTTTCGGTAACCTTTGCTGCCTTCCATTGGCCTCAAACGTATACATTTCGTCAAAGCTTTCACGAATAACTTGAAACACGCCGTTTTTTTCTTGTATTGAGATAACCGAATTTGGGTTAGCAGCCTGCTCTTTTAGCGCTGTTCTCATGGTAGCGCCACTGTATTCGTCTAAACGCGCGTCTTCGCCAAACTGCTCGACAAAGTCTCTTCTCAGCTCTACTTCATTATCGAAAGGTTCCCTAGAGGTGTCTCGCGGAGCATGCTCAGCAACAACCTCAATTTCTGACTCACTAGTGGTTCTGTTCTCATTGAACTGGTCGTTATCCTCAAAACGCTGTCGCTGCTCCTCATCCATATTTTCGAATTGAGACTGATCGGTCATGCCAAGCTCTTCGAGGGCCTCGTCATCGAACTCCATGGCGCGAGTACCCTCATCCGCAAGCTTACGTTTACGGGTTTCAAGGGCTTGATCTGCTGAAATAACACGCACGCCTGCCGCGCCTAGGGGCGATAATCCCGCTGCGTTCTGCTGCGCGGCCTCTAGGTTAGTGACGTTTGTAAGCTCGGCAGAGACAACATTTCCATTGGCGTCGAGGGCTTCAACCACCAAATCTGCGCCATCGACCTTCTGAGATGTATATCCCAGTGCGGCTGCGAGAGACTGTTCATCGGCGCCTGACTTGACCACTTCGTCAGCTAGCTTCTCGCTCTTAGTAACGATGGTGCCGCGACCAGGGATATACCTCGCATAAAAGACTTTATCGTTAATAATGTAACGACCGTCTTCGGGAAACTGCTCTCTGCCTTGCTCTCCAGCAATCCACACAGCAGATTTTGTGCTGTTACTATCATGGATAGCATCGAGCTGAGCGTTAAGGTCTGATGTGGGTTCGGGGGTGGTTACTCCCGTATCGGTTTCACCAAACTGTTCGGCATCAATCTCATCACTAACGCGCTTTTCTTGCGCTTTGCGGAGCTGCTCCTTTGACTTGTCGAAGATGCGCTTAGACTCGCCTGCTGCTGCGCCTAGGGTTCCCCCAGCGCCGCCTGCCGCGCCACCGCCGATAAGGCCCGCAAAAAATGACTCTGCCAAGCGTAGTACCGCATCCTCTTGAGTAAAGGTATCATCGAGGTCAAAGCGATTAGCTACGCTAATACCCTCTTGCACAAACTCTGTCGTACCCTCGATTGCTCCGCCTTTGACGGCAGCACCTCCAATATCAGACGCCAAACGACTAAAGATGCCACCATCCTTGGCAGCGCGTTTACTGGCTACGTTCCCCACCAGCTTGAGCAAAGCAACTTCACCCAAAACCCCTACGGCAGCTTGCGGAGCACCGAGCGCAGCTGCGCGGAACGCCTGCATCGGGTCTAGCTCCTTACCGGAGTCCAATGCTTCGGACAAATTGCTGCCCGACAGCGGTGCATATTCGGAAGCAAACGCGCCCGACAGTGCTCCGCGTCGGAAGTACTTATACATTTCGTCTGCAAGCTGACTCTCATCTGGAGTAGCGACGCCCTTTGCTACTCTTTTTAATGAGTCAGAAACAACGCGCTTGGCTGCGCTACGACCTGTTGCTGACAGGACTCCTCGCCCCGCTACTGCTGCGATGCCGCCTATCCCTGCGCCCGCTATAGATGAAAGGGCAGAGGGCGTAATCTGCCCTCCCGCTTTAACTGCCTGAGTAATAAAGCCGCCGAATGTTGGCTGCTCCACAAACTCCTCAAAGGACGGAATGTCCTCCATAAGAGAAGCTGTGTACTCTTCGTTTTGACGGGCTTGGAAGATGTTTTCTGCAGCAGCTTCATCCGCCCCAACAAGCGTCTGTGCAAGCGCTTGAAAGTAGTCTATGTCGGTAGCGAGACCTTCGGCACCCGCCTGTACAGACCTAGAAAAAACCTCCGTAAGAGGCATTTCTCGCACCAGTCTGCCATTTTCGATTTTTGGGGCTTTTGCTTGTTGGCGCGCTTCTGTTGGAGGCGTTGAGGATGCTCGCTTTGCAACGGGAGGTGCATCGCCAGCAGCAGTAGCCCCTATACCACGCGCTTGATCCATCATTGCCGAAGAGTACAACTCTGCCGCTTGCGGCGTTTCAAAGCTTACCATTGCGCTAAGCATCTGCTCACGAACAGCGGGATCGCTTAAATCAATTTTGTCATCAGGAGAGAGACCCATCTTATCCGCCACATAAGCTGCATAAGCGGGTGTTGGATTATTATCCTCCGGTGGAGCAAACCTTTGTATTGTATCTGTTACGGTATCAATGCTGTAGTTTTTGCCGTAGTTAGACAGGAGTCTGTCTGCCGCACGAAGTCCATTAACGGGATCATCAAACTGAACAAACCCGCCACCATCGCTACCCGTTTGTCCAACCCAGTCATTCGCGGGGTTATACCGAATATTAAGCCAGTTATTGTTGCGAATGCCTAAATTAGAAGCCAACGTCTTTATCCCTGACCAGGTACATTTTTCGCTATCACCGCGATCTCAAGAATCCTGTAGACGTTCTCATTCAAATCTTTCAGTACGCGTGGCTCGACCATTTCGTCAAGTGTCTCTCCATAAGCGTCGGTATATGTAAAGCCGATTATTTCTCCTTTGCTGTTAAACTTCCCATTGACTCGATCGAGGTCAAAGTCGGTGGTGTCTATGTTCTCGCCCGTAGCATCACCCCGAAATAACGAATTCCACGTCTCAGATAGACCTCCCTCCTCTTCCGCTGCATAAACAGCCAATATCTGACTAGCTATAGGCTTGAGAGCATCCATCGCGTACTTAGCTGCGCTTGGATTCTTTTTATAAAATGGCGCTGCTTCTACAAAGAACTGAGTAAGGGAAGGCATAAACCTCTCGACAGCCTGTGGGTCTAACACGCCATCTTCGTCTCGTTCTTTATTGAACGCCTCTACCAGATCGCCCCCGATAGTTGATGCGGCAGCTGCATCGGTAAAGTCTTGGGCTTTTATAGCTTGCATAAGACGGCCCAAGTTAGTGTCTGCGTTCTGCTTTTGTATGCCCGCCGTAGTTGCGTCTTTCGCGGACATCGATGTTGTGCCGGTTTCGAAGATGTTGTTGATTTCAGCCAGCATTTGTCGTTGGTTAGCGCGATCTGGATTTTTACCGCCCCCGATGGCTGCAATCATGGCAACCCGAGCCATGGCCCGGTCTCGTCGATTCTCAAGATTCGCCAAGTCGTTGACAGTCTGCACGCCTGCCTGCTGCAACTGTGTTGCAACTACAGCTTGCTCTTCTGGCGAGACAGTAATTTCGCCGGACATAACCTTCTCTACTACCTGATCGGTCGGCATGTCCTTGGTTTGTTCAACCACCTTATCGACAGACGCCTGTTGCTCGGGGGTGTTCATGGCGAATGTTGCGGGTTCGAGTTCGGCTATTTCGTTTTCTAGCCGCGCGATTTTGCCTTGAGAAACCTGTCTTGCGGAAATCGCTAGGCGTCCAGTCTTCCCTTCAAGATTCGCTAAGCGCTTTTTTTCCTTAACTAGCTCTTCGGGCGCTTTCTTTATCCTCCCTTCCTTACGAGCGTCGAGCCCCCGTTGCTCTTGCTCACCCATGAGGGCAAGCGGACCTCGGACTTGGCGCGTGGCTTGCGTAGGCTCCTCATCGGGAGTCATAGTAATTTCTGGTGCTGGAGTTTCGGATTCAGCGGGGGGCTCACCGGATGCAACGGAATCAATGAACTTCTGCTTCTCAGCTGGGTCATCAATGTTTGCAGCGGTCGCTATGACACCCCTCTTGGTTGCAACCTGCTGTTCCTGGGGCAAACCTGCTATCGCATCTTCTAGCCCCGCGTAGTCAGCAGTCACGATGCCTTCAGCCGCAAGTGCCGCAGAATTATCAAATTTCGTTTGATACTTTAAAGTGTTCGCAAGGGCCTCGTTTGTCACGTTGACAAAATCTTCGAGCGTCTTGAATGAAGCAACGGGGGAATCAGGGTCGCTGCTGCCATCCAGCGTAATCACGCCAAACGAGCCATCCTCGTTAGAAGTCTGAATAACCCATCCGTCGTTTGGTCCTTTGACCCATCTAGCATCTTTTACTGAGGGATCAATTAAGCGATTCGATCTCGCAATACCAAGCGCCACACTTCTAGCCTGAGCGTCACCAGCTTCTAGCCCCGCAGCTAACTTTTTGCCATCAATGCGAGTCTTAGTGTCGTTCAAAAACCCCGCGTTATCAATTAATGTCATGGTGCCATTCGCGGCGGCTACGTCTAACCGCTCTCGCTCTTTGGTAGATAAACGTGCCCCCTCTTGTTCAGCAAGGACAAGCTGTCGTTCCGCGCGGTCACGCTTGTCTCTGGCGGAAATAGCCGCCCCAGCTCCCGCCACACCCATACCAAAACCTGCTAACCCTTCTAAAACGCTCATATCTTTCCCTTACAGTAAAAACGCGCCGAGAATCGCTGCCGATCCTAAACTACCAATCAGCCCGTAGGTCTGAGCTTTTTGGGCGGCCTTGGCTTGCGTGTATGCGTTGTTCCGAGCAGTTGCATCAGCAGCAGCAGATCCCATCTGCTGCAAAGATGAGCGATTCACGCCCTGCCCGATATTAATAAGGTCCGATAGTGCTCTCTGGTTCGCGTCGCGCTGTGCTAAGCGAGCGTCCGAGACAGCTTGAATACCGCCGAGCGTGTTACTCCGACCCAGACTGCGCTGCATCTCTTGTTGTTGTGCTGGTGTGAGACTTGCGCCGTAACGACTGATATTGCGCTGTGCAACATCACTTGCCATCTGCTGGGCACCCGCCACGTCCTCGCGCGCCTGATCAATTAGCCCGGTGTCATTTTGTGCTTGGTTAATCAGTTCCTCTTCAAACTGCCCATATTCATTGACATAGTCGAGATACTGCTGACGAGTCATATCAGCAAATGTTTTGTCGGGGTCGCTTACTGTTGGTATCTGCCCGCCTGTATAAAGGTTTCCGCCAGTGGTTGGACCTCTTCCTGTTGGAAACTGCTCGCCAATGTTGGGATTTACACCCAGCTGTATAGCAGCTACATCTGGAATGTTGTCCAGTGACATCAGATACCTCCTTGAGCCGTAAGGGCGTCGTAAGTGCCTAGCGCGAACTTACCAAGACCCGACTTTGCCGCATCTGGGTTAGCGTCTAGATATTTGTTTAACGCCCCACCAGCAACCGCGCCGATCAACTGACCGCCAGCTCTGTACTTAGCAGCGGAAACCTGCTGATTGGCTTTCGCTTTGGTGAGTGCCTCAGAGGTGCCAAGTCGAGAAGCTTTTGCTAGGCCAACTTGCGCCTCTGCTGCTTGTCCCCTAGCAGTCCCAAGAACGCCGGTTTTCATAGTGTTCTCAATGCCTTTGGCGGCGGCAGTGGCTTGACCAAGCTGACCTTGTATAGCAGCAGAACGATCGCCCGCTGCATCCACTCTCTGCGTCTCTTGAAAGCCCCCACCGGACAGCGCTTGCTGCGTGTCTGCGTTGGCCCTGCCTCGCAACGTAGTCTTGTAATCGTCAGTCATGGACTTATCACGCATCTGCTGAAGCAGGGGGTCATACAACTGCTTAAAACGGTCGTATTCCGCCTTCGCTACGCCCGCTGAGACTTTCTCGGCTTCTGAGGGTTCGACTTTCTCTGGACCTTTACCCATGTCTTACATCCTTCTTTAAAGTAAGGAGCTCTAACTCCCAACCGACTTTCTCCTGTAAATACTCGGCCAGCTTTACGCTCGCTGTTTTTGTTTCTAGGTACTTAGCGCCAATATCCCGAGCAACCTGCTCAAAAAAAGCGCAATGGCTAATCCCCACTGCGTCACCGCGCTGACGGGCATACGAGAACCACAAGAGTAAAGAGCGCACCCCGGTGTATGCCTCTGTAGTGACTGTAGTCACAACAAACCCAACATCTGAAACCCAAAAATGTGCATCCTCTGCTTTACATGCTGCATAAACATCTTCGGGTATGAGGTCCACAAACAAACTTTCATCAATAATTTCTTCAAGCGCTGGCCTAACCCAGTACCAATGCGACCTAATATCTGAGAGAACCCAGTCACTAGACTTCTCTTCCATATCGGTTTCTTGAGTACTTGGGGGAGCGGTACAACCCTCCATAATTCACCTTCCTGGCTATTGGCATATCTTCATGGCGCGATCTGCGCTCGGCTTCTTGAATACTTTGCTGAAAAAGGGTGCCGTATACCTGCGCCCCGGTAAGGTCAGTCCACTCCCTACTGGGCATACGCAACAAACGAAACAGCGCGCCTTGGATAATTGCATCGCGGTAATCAGTCATAACGCCGTCGTCACAAGCGCTGGACGTGTATGTTGGCTTTAGTTGAGCTCGTAGGATGACAGCCTGTGACTCTGTCGCATTTGGGACTGGAACTAGCCAGAACGCGGCCTGCGTCACCTTTACGAAATACTTCGGCGTACCCGCATTACTCGCGTCCCGCCACTTCGGCAAACGCTGCTCTAGCAACCCCGTAGAGATAGGCTCCAGGTCGTGCCCTTGGTGCGTTACCCACAATATTTTATGCGTGACCGCCCCGCTTGGTGGCTCCAAGTCGTACTCGTAGATGTTGGCGACCGTTGTGACGGGGTCCAGCTCTTGCTGGTACACAGGTGCTTTCTCGCACAACTCAATTGCCGCTGCCCGAATATTCGTCTCGATAAGAGTATCGGGGCAGCCGGGCACCATCGGAATTACTTCTGGTAGTAGTGTTTCGTAAGTTGTAGCCATACGTTACATCACCTGTGGTTGAGCTTGCTGCCTACGTTCCATATTTGGATTTGTAACTGCGTCGATCTGTCCCTTGCCTGTGACGGACGTTATGAATAATTGATAGTGCCCAGACCCTCGCTGCGAATTACCTGCATACTCCGCGTCCTTCATGTAAGCCATATATAAAACGTAATTCATCACTGCGTTGGCAAAGATGTCTGGAATAGATAAGTTACCCGACTGCGCTAGGACAGCTGGATTAGATGAGTAAATTATTTCCAAGAAAGCATCGCCAGCAACGCCGGGGTACACGTAAAAGTTCCTGGGGTTGGCCTCTTCGTATATATAATGCTTTACGATATTTGTATGTGCGGCGTCACCCGAAATGGTAGGGTCGTGCCAGTTAGGAGTTTGAGCGTCGAGCACTTCTCGGTCTACGATACGCACTGAGCGTTTGCCAGTACCGTTACTCAGAGCAGACATATTTCTGACTACTTTAAGCAGCCTATTACCGCTGTTAGGAATGGTTTGCTTCGTACCAGTAACTAACTGAACTGTCTCGTTGTTTGCAGACGCGTCTGGCTTTAATAATGCAATCTCCCGCTGTGCGTCGTTTACCCAAAGTACGAGCTCATCAACAACAGGCCATCTGACGCCAGTTGTATCTTGTAAAACCGTTTGCACTCTATCGATTACGCTTTGCACCGTGATTGCCATGATATTTTACCTACGAGTTAAGTGTTGATTCCCAAGCTGCTTCACGCTCTGAAGTTGAAACAGTGCGGCCTGCATATTTATTGACAACGGCTGCTTTCGGCGTTCCGTCTGCTTTGAAATCACCGGGGTTCGCCGCCTCGATAATATCTTCCATAACTTGGACCAGCGGCTTCTCGACCTTGGTCTCTTCTTCTCGTGCGGCTACCTGCTTCTCTTTTGGCGCGCTCGAAACAATATCCGCGCCCATAACCAATGCTGCTTTCCCAATTTCCTCGCCTACTTCACGAGGTACACCGGCTTCGAATAGCACTACGGCCCCAGACAGAGTGGCGACTCTGAGAGACTCCTTGCAAATAATCTTCATGAATTTCCCTTAAAAAAGCCCCCCGAAGGGGGCGATTATTATTACTGAGCAGTGTCGAGGCAGATGACCCCGAAATCTTGGACGCTGCCGCTGACATCACTGTTGTACTTAGGCTTGCGAAGACCGAAGATCTTGCCAACCGAAATACCCAGTTGATTACCGTAGTCGAAGGTATCTTCTACGATCTCTGGCAGGCCAATATCAGCCATAGCCAAGGCTTGAGCACCGACAAACAGAGCTCGTGCTCCATTTACGTCTGCGTTTGCCCCCCACTTGTACCCAGCTGCTCCAGCGTTGCCAGAAGCGCCAGCTGTTGCACCCTCGGTTGAGAAGACGTGTCGGAACTCATGGACCATGACGCCATCAACCATCAGGCTAGAGGAACCAGCAAACAACTCGTTGTTGGGTCCACGGACACCTGCATTACGGACGTTAGCAAGGAAGTCTGAATCGAGCTTCAGATCAGCCATTTGCTGCGGAGTAAGGAACAAGTGGAACACCTCTTGGTTGCCAGCAGCTCGCATGCCTCGGATATAGTTATCTTTGGCGTATGCCTTCAGATTAACGATATCGCGATAAGCAATCTTGTCAGCTGAAGTTACTGCAGTGGTATCACCCGCGACCAACGTGCTGGTGTTACCCGCAACATCGACGCGCAAGTGCCGAGCAGAACTTGGAGCAGATACGTCAGACGCAAACTCCAGGTCAACTAGCTCGTGTCCAGCAGTACCGGAAGTAGGTCGCAAACCGCCGTTTGTCTTCATCGTATAAGCAACACCTGACAAGGTCAGGAACGCTAGCTGGTCCATACGATCAGCCATTGCATAGGCCAACATGTCGCGCGACGTTTCACGGAAGTTTACAATCGTCTTCTGGTCAGCAACTCGGCCAGCAATACGGTTTGCGAAGCGCAACTGATCCAGCTCAATGGTGATGTCATACGCGCGGAGGGCTTCTTCGTTGCCTTCCAGCGTGTTGTCGCCAGTGATACCGTCTCCAGTCATGTCAGCGAGCAGCGTCAAGTTAGCCTTGGTGCCTTTCTCCGACTTGGTAAGCTCAGTAATCCGCTGAACAGCAGCGTTCTGACCAGTACCAGCGAACTGGTTGATGAAAGAAGCGTTACGAGCAACGCGCCAAAAATCACGGGACCACGCCTGAAGCTGGTCACCCGAGAGTGTTCCAAAGTTAGTATTAGCCATTATTTGGCTCCTTTAGTGCATAGATAAAAGTTGATGACACAGCGTCACCGTTTTTAGCCGACTTTAAGGAGCGGCTAATCCGTATCTCCGTATCGTGGAGCGACGAACTAGCGCTGTTTTAAGAGGGGCGACCTCTGCTTATTTAACGCCTGTGCAGGCGAAGACGTTTTTAACGTGACCGACACGATCAGATATCGTTCTGATGGACGAACCTACCATGTATATTAGCGTGGGTAATAATATGAAGCAAGCCATTTATACCCTGTAACTACCACGATTCTTCTTCCTGCTTACAACGGTGGTGTTGCTGCTTTTGTTATTTCGTGGGTTACCATCTTTATGGTGCACGTCCTTCTTGTCACCTTTTTTAACCTTCCCTTTTGCTAAAGCAGCTCGACGCGCTTTGTTGCGGGCGGCACGACGTTTCTTTTGTGCGTCCGTCTTGTGATACTCGTATTCTTTTTTGTAGTCGCGTGTATTGACCATAATCTCACCTGTATCGAGATGTTTTCTTTGCAACTTTTTTGGGCTGCGATGAGAACTGCTTCCCTTTGGCGGTGTCAGCACGCTTTTTACGGGACGTAGCTGCATATTCTTTTTTACTGAGAGCTTCTCTGGCTTTCTTAGGTAAGTACCGCTCGCCAGTAGCCTTGCTGCCCTGTGTGCTGTTCTCCCCGCTTTTGGTGCCCCACTTCTCCTTCGTCCACTTCGACAAGGACTTCTGTGCTTCTGTCTTGGAGCCTGTATAACTCCCGCCGGATTTTTTATAACGCTGCGTAGCCAGCTGCGCCTTCCTAGCGCTCCACTGCCCCGGCTTCCCGCCTTTAGAACCAGCTTTTACTGATGCAACGATGCGCTTCCATTTCGCTTCGTCTTTTCTAGCCATTACTACTTCTTCTTTTTAAGTAGCTTTTTTAAAGCGGGTGTCATCGGCTGCTTATTACTAGGTACTGCCTTTTTTGGCCTAGAAGCATTAGCTTTAGGCTGCTTATTACTAGGCACTGCTTTTTTTGGTTTAGAAGCGTCAGGTTTAGGCTGCTTATTATTAGGCACTGCTTTTTTTGCAGTCTTTGCCTTAGCTGCCGCCGCGCGGCCTTCTTTGGTATATGGGTACTTCTTTCCACCTACATTTGGCATAACTAGCTTCCTTTTTTCCATTTGTTTGAGGGTGATTTGGTCTTGCTTGGCGACCATTTAACTTTGTCGGCCCAATACGCGGCTGACATCTTTCCTTTAGCGATGTTTTTACCGTGACGTGACTTAAATGCCTTCCTCTGCCCCGCCGTTTGGTTGGTTTTGACGCCCTGTTGACCAAAACGAATGGTTTTGACCTGATCACCTTCCTTCGCCACCACGATGTGCGACTTTTTCGGGTGAGACGGGGTGCGTTTTGGCTTGTTGAAGCCAGATACACCCGCTCGCTTTAGTCGAGAGTCTTTTTCACTAGGCATTACAAGAGGTCTCCTCGCAATCGTTTGATGGTTGCATCAGGAAGGGCGTTAAACTCGTCTTCCGTCATGTTGCTAATGTCCAACGCCTTCTCCCCGCGTGCAGCAGAGCTCTCCCCAGGTAACTCGGGCGGTTGCGACTTAGCTGCTTTAAGCTTTTTGTTTACCTCGGCCCGTTTTTTGGCAACTTCGTCCTGCATAGGGGCCGCTGTTTGCGTCAAAGTGGACTCCTGCGCGGCATCAGTAACCAGATCGTGGTCCTTAATGACGAAACTGGCGGCTTTTGACAGTGCGTCTACCGCCTCGAAGCCCTGAACGATGAATGCGTCTCGCAAATCGATGACTTCTTGAGTGAAGTCGGCGTTATATTCGGCGGCATTCTGGTCAAATACTGGGAAAGTCGCCTCCAGCTCGTTTGCAGCAGCCTGTAACGCAGTCGCCTGCGCGTTTTGCGAAACTGTTTGCTGCATCTTCTGGCTCATGTCGAACTCAAGCTGGGTTTTTTCGGCAGTGCGGATCTGCTGCCGCAGCTGCACAGCCTCTGCTTCCTTGCCGTCGAGCAGTAAGTTCATGTACTCGCGCTCTTTCGCGTCAAAATCGTAAGAGTCGGGCGCATCTGCAGCAGGTTCTTGCGCCTTTTTCATGTCCTCAACCTGCTTCTGAAGCGCTTTTTGCTTCGCGAGCACCTCATCTAGCCGCGATTTCGGCACCATGGGCTTGCTAGTAGTAACGTCGGGCTCCTGGGCGGGCTCCGGCGCTGCTTCTTCAGCAACAACTTCTTCAGTTTCCTCGGCTACGGGCTCCTCTTCGGCTGCCGTTTCCTCTGCTTCCTCGGCTTCAGCAACAACCTCTTCCTCGACCTCTTCCTCGACCTCTTCGGCTTCGGCAACTGGCTCTTCCGTGGGCTCATCGCCCAACCCGAAGTTCAGATCAAGTGTTTCGTCCTGCTCTGTGGCTTTATCGGCACCGGGCATAGCATCAAAAACGGTGTCGAACTGATCGGCTGGGGTATCTTTCTTCGCCATAAGGCAATCTCCTATTGGGGGTTACGAAAATTCGGTACGTCTGTTTGCTTCGGACGGGCTGCTTGCTTCTTGGCTGATGTCTGCATAGCCGTAGCAGCCATACGCGTTGCAGCGTTCGTTTCCGACTGGCTGCGCCGTGTCTGGTTAGTAAGGTCAGCAAGCTCACGTCGTAGCATCAGCTCCTGCTCCTTCATGGTCATCTTGCCTTGCAGCTCAGCGACTCTGACCTGCGGATCAACCTCGGCAATATCCTGAACCTTGGCGGCGTTAAGCGCAGCTTCGGTCTGAGTCTTCTTAACGTCTGCGTCGAGCTGTGCGATCTCAAGCTGCAACTTCTGAATAGCCATCTGTTGCTGCATCGCCATAACCTCGGCCTGCTCCGGTGTGGGCGGCTCAGCGCCTGTGATCTGACGGATACGTTTGGCAAGCTCACCCTTCTTGGCGAGGTGGCTATACTCAATAATCGCGTCGTCAGGAATAGCCACGCCCACTTGGCGAAGGTTGAGGGCTTCAGCGAACTGGACCTCATCGAACGAGTCGCGCGCAGGTGCAGTAGCAATAACTACGTCGTACTCACCGAGCGTTAAGTCGTTGAGTATCTGACCTTCTGGGGTCATCTCGTTGACCACCATTGCCTCACGGGGCTGCAGCGGATCAGACTCATCTGTGACCATGATGATGCGCTGCTCGGTATAGAACGCTTGGACCAGATCGAGCACCTTCTCGGCTAGGTACTGACGTGCCTTCCGCAGATTGTCGAGGGGCACCTGAATCATCACCACACCACGATTCTGCTTGGCTTGAATCGCGACCCCTGACACCTCGGCACTGTCTGAGCCGAGCATGCTGTCGTTGATACCCGAGATAGTCTTGATGTTGAGCGCAGCTTTCTGACTGATGCGGTCCAGACCAGTAGGAATCTGATTCGGCTGAATCTTTACAGGTGGCGTAGAACCACGGTTGTACTCGACAACCAGGCCCGTCTCTGCACCATGCTCCTCTAGGTCATCGGCAGACATACCTACCAATGAACCACTCTCCACCATCCATCCACTATTAGCTGTGGTATTAACGATATGCAGCTCTTGGCTGGCGATCTTGTTTAGCTGTTCCTGCGGTGAGAGCAAGTTTCGCACCATGCCGAATGGTCGCCCTCGGCGGAAATATGCGAAGAAAGGCACGATGGTGAGATCGTTATACGGGCTCCAGTCATCATGCAGCACGATGTGGTCGCATGTCACAGTCCACCTGACTCGCCGCTTCACCTTACTAATAATGTCGAGGCCGTACTGCTTAGCGAACTTCTTGGCCTTAGCGTCAGACCAGTTCTCTGGTACATCTCTCGTGTCGCCTGTGTTCGGGTCCACGTAGCAGTCAACACGGTGCATGCGTTTGTGCTGGCGCTCGATAACCCGCAGCGCTCTGACGTTGCGGTACTCGTCTTCGCCGGGGACACCTGCGCCGAAATAGTCGTCCGCAGAGTCTGTATCACCGAAGCGATTCTCCTCGTACTCGATGGAATCTCTGCCGAATCCAGACCCGTTCTCAGCAATGAAGCGCAGATCCTCGGCTTTCTTTTTGCCGTACAGCTCTTCGATCTCGTCCAGAGTCATCCACTTAGTCTCGAAGACTTCGTTCCAGCTCTTGGGGTCTGAGTCTTTGGCGTCTGGATCAATCAGAATATCGAGTGGGTCTTTGGCGGTTATGCGGATCTCGCCTTCAACGTGATCGCTGAAGTCCATCCGCACATCAAAATAGCCTCGACCATCAAGGATTAACCCATCGCTAAACACTTGCTGCTCAACCCAATCGAGCTTGTTGTTGTCAGCAATCTGCATGTACAGCTTGGTCAGGGTCTGCGCTACGTCCATCTCTCCTGCGCGACGAGGTTTAAACTGTACATCCGCGCGACGTGTGGACTGCTCACCCAGTACCGTGTTCACTGTAGGAAGGATGGTGTTAATTGTCAGTGCTGGGCGTCCTTCATTATCCAATGCGTGAAGATCTTCTAGCTCCCACTGATCGCCGCGGTAGAAGGCGTCGCACTTCTTCGCCATGTCGATATATTCAAGGTGGCCGTTATCACGCGCTCGGATATAACGATCCCACTGCTTAGAGGCTACTTCCTGTTGCTCAGCCGCCGTCATCCTTGACAGTTTCTTTTTATAACTCATGCTATGCACTCATCGCTGATTTTGAGGCACGCTCTGGCCCCGCCATGTTTTCCAGCCGATCTCGCCAAGAAGGCGGCTTAATAACTGGGGCTTGGTACGTTGAGAACTCAGACATCATTAATCCAAGCCACGCGAGTGCGTCCACTTGGTCGTCGTGGATACCGTTGGGGAACCGCAACAGCTCGGCTACTAATGAGCCAGTAAAGTCCTCATCTCTTGGGAAGAACACCATGCCTTGCTGCATACGCCCTTGAATCGCTCTGGCTCTTGCTTCCTTATCGCGGCGTCCGGTCTTCAAATCCTTAAAGTACGCCTCATATAAGCCACGCTCTCTAACGCGCTTCTCAAGAAATGGCCCCAGGGCCATTTCAATGTGGCCTTTTTCGATCCCCACAATTGAAGGTTTCCAGCGTTCGTACAGATCTAAGATCTGCTCTACCAGCTCAAAACCATCGTACTTACCACGAACAACGTCGATGACGAACAGTCTGTCCTGATCGTCCACACCAATTACCATACCCACTGAATAATCGTTACGATCTCGCTTACCGATGGCTAAGTCCCATGCTGCGTAGTACCGCATCTGGTTGTAATCAAGGTGTTCTGGCTCGTAGTACTGGATCATATGACGAGTAAAGTAGTCGCCGTCATCGGCCACCGGATTCTGCTGGTAGAGGGCCGACCAATCTCGTGGCCCAACGGCTCTCTGGATCTGTTTGAGAGCAGGCACGTTGTAGCGTTCAGGGTGCAACGCCTCCCCTTGCGCTCTGTACTCTTCATCCTCTTCAGCGATAGCGGGGTACTTAACAACGGTCCACTCATCACCGCCTTCGGCTGCTGCCTTGAGGAGTCGCCCAGCCAAGTCATCGTCGTGCCAACGTGTGAGAATAACAAGCACACCACCACCGGGAGCAAGACGCGTGTAAGCAGTCGACGTGTACCAGTCCCAGTTAGCGTCACGGTTATTTTGGCTCTCGGCGTCCTCACGGTTCTTTACAGGATCGTCGATGACAAGGACGTGTGCGCCTTTACCAGTGATACCACCACCGACGCCAGCAGCAACATAGCCACCACCTCCAGTAGTAAGCCATGCCTCTGCACTCTGGCTATCTGGATCGAGACGCGTCTTAAACGCTGTTTTATAAGTTGGTTCTCTGAGGAGCTGACGGACTTTCCGGCTGAAACCCATAGCAAGCGAGCCCGAATACGAGCAAGATATAAATTCGTGATCTGGGTAGCGGCCCAGGTGCCAAGCTGGGAAGGCCACCGACGCCAAGGTACTTTTTCCATGACGAGGTGGCATGAAGAGCATAAGGCGTGGGCTTTTCTTCTCAGCCACGTCACGGCTGAACTGCTCCAATCGCTGACAGATGTCTTTGTGTACCCAGCCAGCGCTATAGTCTGCGTTGAAACGCTCGACAAAAGGCAGTAAGCGCTTGCGCGTAAGGATTCTAAGCGCGAGCTCAACGCGCGCTTTATCTTCCAAGCTTTGTTCTTTCGGTTGTTCTTCAACGGGAGCCTCTTCTACATGTGCCACAGTTGGCGCTGGTAACGCCTCTTCTCTTGCGGCATGACAGAAGACGCACTCATTATCCGCATCGTTAGAAAACAATGTCTCGGGCTGGAGTGTTTTACAAAACCGACACTCTCGCTTTTCGACATTAATCTCCAACAGTCGGCTCCAAGTACGCAGTTTCTTTACCCGCAATCTTGACGAGCTCTTCGTCTGATAGGCGTTCCAGCTGTTTAGTTGTTGCATTAATATTTACATTCACCTGCGCTTGCGGCTCCGGTTGAATCAGACCGTGGAGCTTTACTAAGCTGTCGGTGGTGTTTTTCATTTCTGTGGCATTTGCCGACGCGTTGTACGCCTCCATATACATAGAGTGCGCGTTGGTAATACCAAACCTGACTTCTTCTCTAGCTTGCTCTCGGAAATAGCCAAGGGCCTTCTGCATCTCTGGGCGACGCATCGCCTGTAGTGCGTGGTCGTAACTTTTATATCCCGCAGCGCGAGAGCCAGCTCGAATCGACATGCCTGACGCTACAAGCATGACCATCTTCTCCTGCTGCATGGTTAATGCACCAAGCGCAATGCCCATGTACGGCATGCGTGCTTGGAATTCAGTGTGAGTAAGGTCGACGCCTTTACTAATGGAGTCGATTACTTCCTCCTGCGCCTCTGAAACTTTTGAACCCATCTAATAAGTTCTCATCGAGCCAAATAAACATAGGTGCGCGTTCACCCAGGCTAGCCATATCAAGCTCCTGTATAAACGCCCACAACGAGAGCTCTGAACCACTACTCTCTAATAATCTCTCTACGCGTGCGGCGTCATACACAAGTACTTCTTGGCCGCTTTCTCTTAGTCCAATACCTACTAAGGCTGCATATAACCCTTCAATCGCATAAGCCTCAGTAATCTCGGACATGCCTGTATATTACCTGTACTAATATTTAATCACAAGAGTAGTCATGCACAGTCTTTACCCACCACCAGAACATATCTGTAGATAAAGTATGTCGCATGATGTTGATGCGGTAGGCAACAAGACGCACGTTTTGCCTGGTGTAACCTTCGTCGTTATTAATCCTGTCGATGGATGCGTTGAAATCTTTAGTGCCCGTCCCATCGCAGTGATGAGTAAGCGCAACGCCTGACACAGCGCATTTCCCACCCTGCTCTTCCCACGCACTTAGTATTTCTGACACCGACAACGTAAAACTATGCGTCTTGCTACGTTTATTTTTAGATTTCGATAGCAGGTTCCTGAGATAAGGCTCATACGACGCGCTCATGCTCTCATAGCGCCTTCGATTTTTCTGAAGCATGAGGCATGGTGTGCATTTCTTGCGTCGAGTACCAGTTGGATACGCATTGAATTCGCTTTCTGGTAATTCTTTGTTACAGGTCGTACAGACTCGTAATGTCACGGCCTGCCTCCATGAGTAGCTTACCTAGGAAGATAGGGCTTAAAAAAAATATTGCAAAAAAAAATTTGAAAACTATTTCTGAATCGCTGACGCACTGTCTCCCTGCCGGACTATTACACGCCCCTTTCCCCCGATTTCTTATCTGGAACCTTGTTTCATATCGATTTACATGAACCTTGTCCCGTCAGTAACCCCTTACGACTGCTCGTTCCTCGCATTCGAGCATAAAAGTATGTGAGCTATGTTGCTCAATTACTTGGAGATATACCATGCTTGGAGATTACTCAGTTACCTTCACCGATGAGGTGCTCAACCACGACGCCCCCGACCAACTGGCCCTTCCGTTTGGTCAGCTTGAATCAGAGTTCAACGAGTACTCAGAGTTCTTCAGTGCTTGCTTCATGCACTCCGACGACCCGCTGCAATCCTTCATCCGCTATGAACTTAACCGCATGGAGCATGACTCATGAGATTCCACAAGTTCGACATCCCTCGTCCCGAACAGATGCAGCAAGCCTTCGACTTCATGGACCTCGACAAAGAACAGCAGAATGAAGCAGTCATTGAGATCTACAAAGCGGCAGCTGCTGCCTCTGCCCACGACATCGTCGACACCGTCAAGCGCAACCCCGGCAAGTTCCTCACTGCCTTCCTCGCTGGCGCATTCACTTTCTAATTGGAGATCATCATGAAAGCATTCATCACAATCGCTCTTTCCTGCCTAACCGTCTACGGCCTTGGCATCGCTTACGCCGCATCAACCCAATCCGTCGTTCAACCCAGCGACATCTCAGCCGACTACATCTGCATCAAAGACACGATGCCTGACGCTTACATCTGCCTACCCAAAGCAGAGAACCCTGTCCCTTGGTATCTCAACATGGAGCATGACTCATGATTCAGTTCACAATACTCATGGGGGTCTTATTGGCCTCTGTCTTTCTCGCCATAGTTCTTGCCAACATGGAGCATGACTCATGAACCATGCACCTACCGA